CAGATCGTGATGCGGAGTAAACTGGAGGGTGAGGGTATTGCATACGCACTTAACAGTGACGCCGCAGATACTAGATTATCGCCGGACGCAACGGCCTTAGAGAGGGAGCAGCAGGAGAAACGTCGGGCTGAAGTATTGGCTACGACCGGTGAAAACAATCCATTCCTGGACCTTAGTGACGAAGAACTCACAAGTCGGCTTGAAGAATTTGCAGGAGAGGCCCTAAAGAGAAGAGGGACGCATGGAAGCGTAGCTGAATTTCTCAACTTGGTTGATTTGGGAGTACAAAGAGACATAGAGGTAGCTAAAAAGTGGGCTCCCACCGCTGCGTTGGCGAAGCGTCAATTAGAAGAGGAACCACCAGAAGCAGGGGCGTTGTAAACCATGATACCACTTTCACAGTATAATCCATATGGAGTGGCGATCAAGAAGTATCTCGTTGAGATTGTTCCCTCTACCTTTACCGAACAAACCAGCGATTTGGTCGATCGAATGGTGCATTCGCTCGTAACTAAGAAAGACGCCGAGCGATTGATCCGATTACTAGGCGACATCTACCAATCCGGTTATGACAAGGCACTAGAAGCGACTACTGCTGCGCTGGAAGCCAGGGGAATGAAGCTCAAGATGTTGCCAATTAAGCCGAAGTCATCGCACCGAAGTCCGGTGTAACCTGTGATGGAACACATGTGCAAACGATTCCGTCATTGTTCGTATCTGGCCGAATATCCTGCGCTTCCCACCAGCGGCGAGTGCCAGGATGGAAAACAACCGATCTGGGTGTGACCTGATCGATTGTTGTCCAGAAGAACATGCGAACATCGGAACTTCCTGCAATCGCCCCTTGAAATCGAAACGGGTCCTTGTATTTGACCCTAACATAATCTTGTTCATACAACCTGTCTTTAACCGTGGAAACGTCTGCTGGTAGGCAATAGAGCCAACAGCGGTTGTAAGTCCGAAATATACTTTTGTTCTCTGGTGCCGCCGCTAGGACTTCTTGCGGCAACAGTTTTCCTAGAGGCTCTTGTTTGGGTTCATCGGCCGATGGCAATTTCTCGATTTTCAAATCATCGAAATGGCCATCCATGCCCTCCAAACCCGGAACGGGTTTGGAGGGCATCTTCGTTGCTGGTGTGGGCGTATCGATAACGACTTTGGTGAGATGGTCGAAGTTATGGAGGAACAGTTTATCCTCATTAGTCCAAAACTCTTGATTGGTCAGCAACCTATTTGGCCCCCGCAGTTTGTAAATGGAGCCGTCTTTTCTTCTAATAACCATTTTTTAACCTCCAACCACTGTATATAGTAGACGACGAAAAACCCCAAACCGGAATATAGAGTATGTCTATTGTTGCCCCTAATGTTGGAGAAATTCTCCTTTTGAAATATATGCTTAATCATACACCACCAACAAATGTGGTTATGCGGCTGTATACGACTAACATCAATCCAAGTGAAACTGACACAATTGGTACATATTCCGCTACCGAACCTTCTGATGTCGCATATACGCCAGCTACATTGCCGGGAGCGGCATGGACGTTCGCTACTGTGGCCGGTGTTAGTTCCGCTTCATATGCAGATCAGCTTTTCAGTTTTTCTGCGAGTGCTTCTTCATTTGGTTACTTTTGCACCGATAATACCGGGAGTAGTTTGCTTTGGGCTGAGCGTTTTGACGCCGCTCCTTTCAACATTCCCAGTGGCGGTGGTGAAATTACCATTACCCCTAAGATTGAACTAGCCTAAACTGATTTTCGTTACGTCCATAGCTAAGTGAACTACCCCGCCGCTAAAGACGGCGGGGCTTCCAGTCCAGACAACAGCCCACTCAAAGCGGGTCTTACGCCATGACAACTGGCTATCTCCGTAGTTCCTACGGTTCTATTTTCTAAATTAAGTCCTTGTCGCAAAATGTTCCTTGCTGCGTTTTTGTCCCTATCGTGATGAACTTCGCATCTTGGACAATTCCACTCCCTGTCCGCTAATGTAAGTCCATCATTAACATACCCACAAGCACCGCATGTTTTTGTTGAAGGAAACCACCTATCAACTTTTAGCACTTCCCTTCCATACCATTTTGCTTTGTAGGTAATTTGTCGCACAAGTTCATACAAAGAACAATCCCAAATGCTTTTAGACAATCTACGGTTCTGCATCATTCCTTTTACATTCAGGTCTTCCAACACGATAGTTTGGTTTTCACTAACGATTTTATGGCTGACCTTGTGTAGATGGTCTTGACGCAAGTTGTGAATATAATTGTCAAATTTAGCAAGTCTTAATCGTGCTTTTTCACGACCATTACTTCCTTTTTGGGTTCTGGACAAAGACTTGGCTAATGTTCGTCTTCGTCTTTCAAGGTTGCGATATACCTTTGGATTGGGATATGTTTTACCATCGGAACAAGTTACCAATGTTTTAACACCCAAATCAATTCCCACTTGCTTATTCGCTGGTTCAAGTTGTCGGATATGTCGCTGAACTCCAATGCACACAAAATACTGACCTGCTTTGTTTTTGCTAATCGTTGCGTGTCTGATATCCCCTTTAATCGGTCTATGTTGCTTCATCTTAATTCCCTCACGGAACTTGACGACATATACCCAACCATCTTTTACTTGAACATGCTGCGGGATACGGAAACTTTGTTTTGATGTTTTTTTCTTAAACCGAGGAAACTTTGTCAATTTCTTATAGAACCTGTTAAACCCAGAGTCCAAGTGTTTAAGTGCATGTTGTAATGACTGACTATTTGCTTCGCCCAGCCACTCCAATTCTTTCTTGATATTAGTTAGTTTCCGTGCGTCATCATTGTAGTTTAATGACTTCTTTTCTAAATCCTGTTCTTTAGCAGCAAGATAGAACTTCACCCTACGGTTGAGGAAATGATTGTATGTCCAACGCACACATCCAAAGTGCTTGGCTAATTTTGTTTCCTGTTCCTTTGTTGGGTAAAGTCGGAACTTATATGTGTAATTTATGAAAGTTTCCATTGTTGTATACCAAAACTTACCATAGTATAGTATCAGCAATGGAGAATTTTCTGATGTCCAAAAAGAAAAAATACAAAAGTTCTTCCCATGCCAAGTTTGTACTGAAAGTCCATTTAATCTTCGTGACCAAATACAGGAAGAAAATATTAGTCAATCGTGTTGATGGGGACATGAAGCAAGTCTTATTTGACATAGCAAATGAGTCTGACTTTACCGTTGAAACAATGCAATCTGATGATGGTGACCATATCCACTTGTTGATTGATTACCCGCCTCCGCTGTCTGTATCATCTATTGCCAACAGGTTAAAAAGCATATCCACCAATCGCATCTGGAAACGATACAAAACATTCTTGTCGTCAAGATTTTGGAAAAAACATACATTTTGGTCAGACGGATACTTTGCTTGTTCAACTGGCGATGTAAGCACAGAAATAATTCAACGATATATTGAAAAACAGGGGTAGCCAGACCTAATGGCTTTCAATCCGGTTTTAAGGGAAGGACAGAAACAATATTCAATCAGTGTAAATGGATGTAATTTTAATTTAAGCGGCTTACATCCCTCTACCCTAAAGAGGTTTGGTCGCAGTCTCGTTTCGCTTCGCTTACTCGCTTTGTGACCAAACTTTTCTATTCTATAGAAAAGTAGGGGTTTTACGCCACCGAAGATAAAATTAGAGACCATCTCTAACTTCCCTTGGTTAGTGTACTTTAAGGTTATAGTGTTGCATCGTATCATCTATATATTGTAGTATGTTAGTCCGTTTGGATACGCATATTTTTCAATGAATTTCTATGGACTGTATATTAGAATATGATACGTAACCCTGATGGCTCAATCTATAAGTCGAGCGGTTCTTTAACGCAGCTTGACCCGTGTGGACCTTCTCATGAGTTGTTCAATAGGTGGGATGTAGAAACAATACGGTTGGGCGGCAGTCCTCTGTTATATTATGAACTGTTCATTCCGTCTTCATCGATCGATCCGATATACCTTGAAAGTCGAGGAAAAATGTGGTCGCAACACCCGGCTCAACTCTATGCGATCTATGACCCCATAGGGAGTACGTTCGAGTCCGGCATTTTTGGTGTTGATGGACCCGTGGACATGACCTTCTTTGCCAACTACCGAGAGACGCTGAGTATCTTAGGTCACTTACCCGTAATTGGTTCACGCATCTACACGCCGCATTTGCGTGAGAATTGGGAGATCACCCACCGTAAGTTGAATGACTGGCATCGGTGGAAAGTATACCGCATCGAGATTTACTGCAAGCGTTTCCAAGAGACGCTTACCACTGGCGAAGGCAAGGTTACACAAGACGATCCGGCTCCGCAGCCCGATTTCAAAATTGAAGGATGCTAACTATCTCTATCTTCGTCAGAATACAAGGTGGGGATCGGATGCAATTCCTTGTGCCACGATCTTGGCCGTAGGCCGAGTTTTGGAAACCTCTCGATCACATTGACCGCAAACTTGGGTTTATTCTCGATATCATACCTGCCTAATCTGGGCGGGCCGTCTCTTGGAATTCGATATAGTCTCATCGCCAAAATAATCTGGGTTTGGGGTCTTTCTTCGGTTGAATTTCCTCTGGTAGATCACTTGATTTCTTTAGATGCGATAACCGCTCATAGAGGTTCTTAGCACCTTTGTGATCTCGGGTAACGAACCGGTCTGCGTTTTCATTGAGGAACGTCCTGGTTGCCTCTCGGCGCTGCTGTTCCGATTGCGGCATGGACTTTAGTTCACAGTCTTTTCGAGGAATGGACATGGCTTGGGCAAACGGTTCGTCTTTGATGAATTCACCGTCGTTTTTCATGAACATGATCTTGAGTTCGCCCGGCCACCAATCCATTTCGATGATCTGGGGAACGGCTACGGGTTTGCTTGCGCCCCATCTCGTGCCGACATAACAACTGTGGTGAGGCATGATATATAGACTGTGGTTTTCCTTCACACTGACGTGTGAAGGAAAACTGATGGAATAGAAGTCGCCGGAGCATTCTACTTGGAAGCCTTTTGGCTTGCTTTGCGGGCACCAGTTAGGGTAAGGCCAGACAAGTTCCACACCTAGTATTGCGGCATCATAGAATTGCTTGCACTGCCAAGGCTGTGGATCGGAGTCCACTTTAGTTAGTTTCTCATCAAATCTGAGTTCTCTGACTAGTTCGTCGTTATGGTAAATCAGCATTCCGGCTCCGGTTAATAAATGGGTTCACACTTCAATTTTGGTTAAACGACTCATATCTACTTACGCCGTCTCCCTATTTCTAAAGGAGAAAAATGACGCAGAAAAGTCTCAATCAATGTGGCGAACCACGTCAACAACACCCAGAGCAGCCCAAGGACCCTTATGCCAATAACTGTCCGCCTGAAAATGCCCAGTTTATAGCTTGTGATGGTGTGGAAAATATGTACAACGCTCCGAACGCTGAGTTCCAGGGTTTGGACGATGATCTTGTTTTCAAGAGGGAGGGGTTGGGCGAGCCAAATTATTGTGATCCGATGCTGACGGGTCAGATTGTTGAAGACAAAAGTGCTGCGCCGCTGCCACCGGATAAATCAGTTATCTACCGTTACAACCAGGGTTTTCGGAGTATTGATGAGGCTGTCAAGAAGCTCATGATGAACCTTGTTGTCATTGCTGATGATGGTGAGGTGTTCCCCGTCCCAGTCATATGGGGCTCTCAGGAGGCTGCTGTGCAGTTTATTCTTCAGAGCAACATTCGGAAGGACAACACTGGTGTTGTAGATCGAATAACACTGCCAATGGTTTCGGTTTATACCTCTGCGTACGCTTTTCCGGCCGAGAGGTTCATTTACCATATGGCAATCGATTACAAGCGTGGTGTCCGGCTAACTGATCGTCAGGGCAATCCTGTAGGTTCTGTGGGTGGTTCGCCTAGTTGGGTGCATCAAGAAAAATGGCAACGTGATACGGTTTTAGGCGCTGCTAGAGGCATTCCAGTTGATCTAGGATACACCGTAACAATATGGACCATGTTCTGGGAGGACATGAATCAGATACTAGAGCAAATCGCTACGAAATTCAATCCACTTGCGTATATACGAGTACAGGGTGTAACTAACTGGGAGAGTGTTGTACGAATTGAATCGGTAAGCAATAACTTGGACTTGGAGCCCGGCGACACGAATAAGAGGGTATTCAAGTTTCAAATCAATTTAACGGCCGAATCGTACATTCCACAACCAATTGTGAGGAGAAAAGCCGTACTCAAAACCAAAGTTGAATTCACAGAGGGTATTGAAGACTCTGAGGTTCAAAGTGTTGTGGCGAGGATCGAAGAAGCCGTAGGAGAGTTAGATATATGATAGTACTTCGTAGTAAAATGGGTCCAACACAGCTAGTCGTTAAGTCTTTTTCGCCGAGACGAGAGCACGCCAAGGCTTTGACGACTATCAATATCCCGGGCAACAAATCCGTCTATCTTTCGGACGAGAGAATAGTAGACGAATATCTTGAAAGAAGCAAAAAATGGGGATTGCTTTCGGCTAAATATATCCCGGACAACGAGATACAAGAGGAGAAATAAGTATGGCAATTCTCAGGGGGTTTCCACCGAGCAACACAATTAGTCCTAGTGTTAGGATTAAAGAGACAGACGTTAGCTTAATTCTGCCTGCGCCTAGCCCACACCGGGCCGGATTGGTTGGTTTTTGCTCTAAAGGCCCAATCAATATTCCGACATTGATTAGGACTCGACGTGAATTACATCGCACATTTGGATATCCGCACCCAGATGTCAGCGATCCGTACCTCATTTATGCAGCCGAACAATACCTGTTGGTTGCTAATGAACTAATCGTCGTTCGTGTGGCGGACGAAAGTCCTGTGAGTGATGAACAGGCCCAGATAGCTACTATTGACGTTCCCGCTTCTGGCAGCACTGTTCAGATTGAATCAGATACACCGGGCCCATACACATTTGCTTCAGATGCATTCTTCCGTTGGAGGTTGAATGAGGTACTTGCGAGCAAGACACTTGTTGTTTTGGCTGACACTTATACGACAGACGAATTGGTGGAGACGTTGAATGACCAACTTGATAGCGACATTGATGGTATTGCATTCTATGCCACAAGCAGTGATGAAATTGCCGTCCAAACGACTTTCGCCTATGGTCCTGATGCCGAACTTGAAATGGTGGCGGTACAAGATGCTATGTACGGCGGGGCGGTTGCAGATGGTAATATCAGCGGATTGGGAACAGGCATGGAGCAAGCGTCAATCACGGGCACTAAGAACAAGTATCCACAAACCGCTTATCAAACCCAAGGCCGATATGACTTCACTGGATTAACTGACCTTAACCTCCAAATAGTGATTGAGGGTACCGATAACGTTCTGATCGATGATGTCGTTCAAGTCATTGACCTTGAAGACCTCGAAGGAATGGACGTAGGTATCGATGATATCGTCCTTGAGATCAATTCTCAGGCACTAGGACTGACGGCTAGTTCAACTGGTGGTAATCTAACGCTCGCAACTGATAGTCATGGCCGTGATGCAAAGATGCTGGTTAAGACAGCTAGTACGGCCGACGGGATTTTTGGACTAGCAAATATCACCGAAGATGGCGTTAGCCCAATAGGCGTCACCGGAGATGCTGACATCGAAACAGTTGGTATCGCCAATGGTGCTGCCGACGGTGTTGGCGGAATCACCTTTACGCTTGACGCAGACTCGGCGGGTATCGAGGGTAACAATACAGAAGTCGTCATTCAAAACGATTCACGTACTGGGGCCTTTACGATGAACATCTTCTCTAATGGATCGGAAGTAGAGGCTTGGGGTAACCTAACAAAGGATCAGACAAGTCGATATTACGTAGAGTCGTTCCTTTCATTGACGAGCGATTACATCCGAGTTACCGACAATACAGACAATCCGGCTAGCCCGGTGGCTGGAACCTACCAGCTTAGTGGCGGCACTGATGGTATTCCCGCCGATCCTGATGAGCAGGATGACCTGATTATTGGTAGTGAATTGGGCATGACAGGTATGTTTGCTTTATCTGACCCCGAGCAAGTGGATATCGATTTGATTGCCATTCCTGGACACTCATCCACCAGTGTGATTAGCGAAATGCTGAGGTTGTGTCGAGATGTCCGTATGGATTGTTTCTCAATCGTTGATCCGCCGTTTGGTTTGACGGTTAATGAGATCGTTGATTGGCAAAATGGTACGCATCCTCTCAACCTCACGAGATTTGACTCAGATTTTGGCGCACTGTATTGGCCGTGGTTACGTTACCGAGATGCTACTAACGGAGTAGATGTTTGGGTGCCACCATCTGGCTCGATTTTGGCCGTATATGCTAGGTCTGATAATTTGTCCGCACCATGGTTTCCTCCGGCTGGTCTAACTAGAGGTGTTGTTCCTAACATTTCAGATGTGTTCGCACGCCCGTCATTGGAAGAGCGAGACCTAATGTATGGTAATCGTAATGCTGTGAACCCGGTGATCCAATTCAGTGACATTACTGATTATGTGGTCTTCGGCCAAAAGACCCTGCAAAGAACGCCCACCGCCCTCGATAGGGTAAACGTCCGTCGCATGATGATATTTGTTGAAAAGCAGATCAAGAGACGATCACGTTTTCTTCTCTTCGAGCCGCATGATGAAATTTTACGTGACCAATTCGTAACACTTGCTGGTCAGGTGTGCGAGGAGGTAAAGGGACAGCGAGGCATTGCAGATTATCGCATTCAATGCGATGCAGAGTTGAATCCGCCCGACGTTGTTGATCGCAATGAATTGCAAGCAAGAGTTGGTATTGTGCCCATTCGAGCGGTTGAGTTTATTTATATTGATTTCTCAATCCACCGTACGGGTGCATTCAATGAAGGTGCTGACACCTTCTAACATTACATTCAATAGGAGAATAAATGCCCAGGAACAGAAGTTTTAATCCACAAGTACAAGGTATGGGCATCGGTCCCGTAGGTGTTGGTGATCCGAACGTCGTATTCAAGCGCAAGTTTAGATGGACGTTTGAGGTTGAAGGACTCGGTGAATGTTATTTCAAAATTCCTCCCTACTTTTGTAAAATAGCGGCTCGCCCAAACATTGCTTTCGAGGATACTGAGATCAATTTCCTTAACGACAAAACCTGGATTCCAGGAAAAGCGTCATGGGAAGCCATAACTGTAACGTATCAAGATGTTGCAGGAACCTTGTCTGGGGATGCTGCCGGGGGGAACCTAGGACTATACGATTGGCTGACGAACGTCTTTGACTTCACGAGGCCAACTCGCAAGTACATGAACTCGAAGTATTCAGAATACGCTGGTATGGTTACCCTAATCTTGTGGGATGGTTGTGGCTCTCCACTAGAACTTTGGCAACTGCAAGATGCGTGGCCCCAAGCCATTAACTTTGGGGACCTTGACTACAGTTCATCTGATACAGTGGACATTGAATTAACACTTAGATATTCACAGGTCTATTTCCAGCATTTGTGTCCACCAACTCAATATCGTCCTTGTTGTGCACCTTGTACATAATAACAAAAACAACCAACATACTAATACTAACCGATTAAAGGAAAGTCTATGGCTTTTAACCCGGCTTTTGAGGGTATGGGCGTCGGTGGTTGGCTTGGCGTTGGCGGTGTCAACGTCACGTTCAAACGCAAATTCCGATGGACTTTAGAGATCAGAGGTAAGCAGGGTGGATGTGATTTCTATGTCCCTCCTCATTTTGTCCAGATCGCAGCCAGACCTCAAGTTACATTTGAAGAAGTTGAGATCAACTTTCTCAACCGTAGAACGTGGTGGCCGGGCAAACCAACATGGGAACCCATTACGGTTACGTATTTTGATGCCGTCGGTAATCACGGTCAACAGACGCCACATCAGCTAATAAGGTGGCTATCGGCGATGTACACCATAGGAAAAGACAGGATGTCGTCTCGGAGAAATTACTATCTCGGAGAGGCGGAATTATTCCTTTTGAACGGATGCGGCCAGAAGATGGAGCGTTGGTTGTTCTTAGATGCGTGGCCGCAAGCCGTTAATTGGGGCGACGTAGACTATAGTTCGTCTGATATTGCTACGATTGAACTAACCTTGCGATATTCTGATGTGAGATATTGGCCAGGGTGTGGTAGGGCATTAAATCTTTGTGGTTGCGGAAGTTGTGGTGGCGGCACCGGCTTTGGCAGTGATGGTGAGGACGGCTACG